TACGCAAACATCTGGGAAGCAAAGTCCATCAACGGCGGCGCACCGAAGTTCAGTGTGAGCCTTATCATTCCGAAGTCCGATACCAGGACGGTCGAGAAAATCAAGGTGGCTATCGAAGCAGCTTATAAGGAGGGCGAGTCCAAGCTCAAGGGCAACGGGCGCTCCGTTCCTGCGCTTTCCGCAATCAAGAATCCGCTCCGTGACGGCGATACAGAACGCCCCGATGATGAAGCGTACGCTAACAGCTACTTCATCAACGCAAACTCCGCAACCGCTCCCGGTATCGTGGACGCAAACTGCAATCCTATTCTGGAGCGTAGCGAGGTTTACAGCGGTGTTTACGGCAGAGCGTCTATTTCTTTTTATGCTTTTAACTCCAACGGCAACAAGGGTATCGCCTGCGGTCTGAACAACTTGCAGAAGATTCGCGATGGCGAACCGCTCGGTGGAAGAACCCGCGCTGAGGACGATTTCGCAACCGACGACGATGATGATTTTCTTTCTTGAGGTGTAATATGACGGAGTTTGAAAGCATAATGCTTGCCGCTTGTTTTGGCATTTCGGTAGGTACGGTCATCGGCAATCTCATCACCGTTATCGGTTCGCTGGCAGCGGCAATCAAGCAGCGCCGCAAGGCTAATCACAAGTAATTTTGGCAGTCTGATACTGCCGGGTGGGCGGGTAGGTCAATTTCGGAGGTTTATATGGAAATTTCAACTTTTAACAACGAAGAATTCGGAGAAATTCGCACCATTCAGGAGAACGGCGAGGTGCTGTTTTGCGGCGCTGATATTGCAAAGGCGCTCGGATACTCTAACACGCGTGACGCTCTTTCAAGGCACTGCAAGGGTGTCGTGAAATGCGACACCCCTACGAGCGGCGGTGTTCAGACTCTCAGCTTTATTTCTGAAGGCGATGTTTACCGCCTTATCGCTCATAGCAAGCTACCCGGAGCGGAACGCTTTGAGAGTTGGGTGTTCGATGAAGTTCTGCCATCTATCCGCAAGAACGGTGCATACATGACGGACGATGTTCTGGAACAGGCGCTTACTTTGCCGGACTTTCTCATCGAACTTGCTACCCGTCTGAAAGCAGAAAAGGCGAAGAACGCGCAGCTCACTGTTTCCAATCAGATAATGCAGCCGAAAGCAGATTATTTCGATATGCTCGTTGACAGGAACTTGCTCACAGGCATTCGTGACACAGCAAAGGAACTCGGCATAAGGCAGAACGATTTTGTGCGTTTCCTGCTTGACAAGGGTTATCTTTTCCGCACCAAGAAAGGCAAGCTCAGACCGTATGCTACATACGTTGACAGCGGTTTGTTTGAAATGAAGGAGTTCGTCAACGACAAGACCGGATACACCGATACTCAGACGATGATAACTCCCAAGGGCAAGGAAACATTCAGACTTCTGTGTATCTGATAATCATTTGGGCGGTAGATTAGCTTTACCGCCCTTTTTGAGGTGAACTATGGAAAAGATAAAGACCTTAAGTATCGATTTGGAAACATTCAGTGATATTGACCTTGCCAAATGCGGTGTGTACAGATATGTTGAGTCACCCGCATTTGAGATACTCCTTTTCGGGGTTTCCGTGAACGGCGGCGATGTTATGGTGTACGACCTTGCACAGGGCGAGAAGATTTCTAATGAAATCCTCGCTGCGCTGACCGACAGCAGCGTTACCAAATGGGCTTTTAATGCTGCTTTTGAACGTGTGTGCCTGTCAAAATATCTCGGTTTGCCATCCGGAGAGTATCTCGACCCGACTTCGTGGAGATGTTCGATGATATGGTCAGCCTATATGGGTTTACCGCTGTCGCTTGCCGGCACGGGATCAGTTCTCGGACTGCCGGAACAGAAGCTGAAAGAGGGCAAGGAACTCATCAAGTATTTCTGCGTTCCGTGCGCCCCTACCAAGGCAAACGGTGGAAGAATGCGAAATCTTCCCCGACACGCTCCCGAAAAATGGGCGCAGTTCAAGGCTTACAACAAGCGTGATGTCGAGGTTGAGATGTCGATACAGGACAGGCTTCGCAAGTTCCCCGTACCAGATTTTTTGTGGGAGGAATACTGCCTCGACCAGCAGATTAACGACCGTGTAATTGCTCTCGATATGGCAGTCGTGGAGAACGCTATTCTCTTTGATGAAAACTCTCGCGGAGTGCTATCGGCGAAAATGCAAGAACTTACCGCTCTTGAAAACCCGAATTCCGTTCAGCAGATGAAACAATGGCTCTCTGAGAACGGCTTGAAGGTGGACAGCCTTGGAAAAAAGGAAGTCGCGGCGATACTGAAAACCGCACCGCCGCAGCTTGCAGAGGTTCTGGAACTCCGCCAGCAGCTTGCAAAATCCTCGGTGAAGAAGTACCAGGCTATGAGGAACGCTGTTTGCTCCGATGGACGCGCGCACGGAATGTTTCAGTTTTACGGCGCAAACCGTTCCGGCAGATGGGCGGGTCGGCTGATACAGTTACAGAACCTCCCGCAGAACCATATCCCCGACCTTAAACAGGCTCGTGAGCTTGTGAAAAGCGGCAACTATGAAGCCATAGAACTGCTGTACGATGATATTCCGGACACGCTTTCGCAGCTTATCCGCACGGCATTTGTTCCGAAATTGGGAATGAAATTCGTGGTTTCAGATTTTTCAGCAATAGAGGCAAGAGTGCTGTCCTGGTTTGCCGGAGAACAGTGGCGGCTTGACGTGTTCAAGTCCGGCGGAGATATCTATTGTGCGTCCGCTTCGCAGATGTTCCGTGTCCCGGTAGAGAAGCACGGCGTCAACGGTCATCTGCGACAGAAAGGCAAAATTGCAGAACTGGCTCTCGGCTACGGTGGTTCGGTCGGCGCTCTGAAAGCTATGGGCGCATTGGAGATGGGGTTGTCGGAAGATGAATTACAGCCGCTTGTGGATATGTGGCGCAGTTCCAACCCGAATATCGTACGGTTCTGGTGGGAAATCGACCGCTGCGTGAAGGATACAATACGACAAAGACTTCGCACAGACACACATGGCATTCAGTTTGAATATCAGAGCGGAATGCTGTTCATCACACTGCCGAGCGGCAGGCGGCTCTCATATGTCAAACCCCGTATCGGTGAGAATAAGTTTGGCGGCGAGTCCGTCACTTACGAGGGCGTTGGCGCAACGAAGAAATGGGAGCGCGTTGAAAGCTATGGTCCGAAATTCGTGGAGAACATCGTTCAGGCGGTCAGCCGGGATATTCTCTGCTATGCTATGCGAACGCTGCGGAATTATCGTATCTGCGGCCACGTCCACGATGAACTTATTATCGAGTGTCCCGAGGACACTAACGTGGCTGAAATCTGCGAGATGATGGGTAGAACTCCGCCGTGGTCAGCGGGACTTCCGTTGCGAGCTGACGGGTATGAGTGTGTTTTTTATAAAAAAGATTGAATGCTGGTTCGGTTTTTGCTTTTGACTGTCCGTTAGTAGGTGAAGGCAATAAACCGAATCAAAATTTTTTTGGAGGAGAAAAATGATTTACACAAAAAACAACAACAGGGAAAATCCCGTTCTTGAAGGAAACACTTTTTCTGTCTGCTGCAAATGCGGAAAGGAAGTCCCCGTTCCCTTGAACGAACTGTTCAGAGCCAAGAAAGACCACCCGCTGTCGGCAAAGGTAATATGCCCCGAATGCACAAGGGAGCAGTTCAGCCGACACCACCCGACGCTTAATGATGTCGTGGCTCTGACCTTATCCTTGTGCAAACTCGGTTTCACAAGACAGGTTCGCTCAACCTACAGCGATTATAACATCAGTGATATACAGGAACTCGGGCGGGAGGATTACGGAAACTTCGTAAACGGACTGCTGGCAGCAGTTGCGGGAGGTGTGACTTAATGAGTGATGTAAGCTACTATAACTCCGAACGCTATCCCGACCCTACCGCATACGCAGGACTTACAGCCGCTATAAATGAAGAAAAGGCAATGCACTTCAAGCCCGTGGTGTATATCTGTTCGCCTTACTCGGGCAACATCAGGCTGAATACAGCGAATGCCCGACGCTATTGCAGATACGCAGTAGACAAAGGCTGTATACCCCTTGCGCCGCACCTTTTATTTCCGCAGTTTATGAATGAGGAAAACGAAAGAGAAACAGCAATGTTCATGAATTACGTTCTGCTTACCAAGTGCAGGGAGCTGTGGGTATTCGGCAGAACAATAACCACGGGAATGTCTGAAGAAATCAAAAAAGCTAAGCAGCGAAAAATCCGTATCAGATATTTCACGGAAGAAATCAAGGAGGTAAATGACTGATGTTCACGATTTACAGTGCAGACACAGCAGGAATTCCATCGAATTGCTTATACCCCCGCATTCATCATGTCACGGACGACGGCAGTCTGAAAGTCGCTGTCCTGACCGATTATGTTTGCGCCGAGTATAAAAACAGTTATCGCAGCAACAGCAACTTCATCGGCAGCGATTGCCTGCCAGTGGACTGCGATAACGACCATTCAGAAAATCCGGAAGATTGGGTGACTCCCGAAGATGTAGCAAACGCTTTCCCCGGTGTTTCATTCGCCGTTCATTACAGCCGCTCAAATAACAAAGCGAAGAAAGGAAAGGCTGCAAGACCTAAATTCCATGTGCTTTTCCCGATTGATTATGTCAGCGACCCGGCAATATACAGCGAAATGAAAAAGCAGGTAAATTCGCTGTTTCCGTATTTCGACACTCAGGCGCTTGATGCGGCCAGATTCTTTTTCGGAACAGCGGATACAGATGTTGAAATCTATACCGGATTTATGAATCTTACTGATTTTCTGAAAGTCTATTCATACGATGATGTGTTTGACGAAGATATGCCGCAGGCGCAGTTTGGTGATACCACTATATATGAAGGCAGCCGCAATGCTACTTTATCCCGCTTTGCCGGAAGAGTTCTCAAGAAATATGGTGATACAGATAAAGCGCGCCAGTCTTTTATTGATGAAGCGGCAAAATGCATACCTCCTCTTGATGACGCTGAACTCTCGACCATCTGGCGCAGCGCAAAGAAATTCTATAGCAAGGTAAAAACACAGCCCGACTATGTTTTGCCTGAACAGTATAACGCAGATTTCGGTCTGTGTCCGGAGGATTTCTCTGATATCGGACAAGCAAAAGTTCTGGCAAGAGAATATAACGGTGAACTCGTATATACGGACTCCACCGACTATATGCGTTTTGTCGGTACGCATTGGGCTGAGTCAAAGCAGCTTGCTGTCGGCGCTTGCGAGGACTTTCTTGACCGCCAGCTTGCTGAATCTGAGGCAGAGTTGATAAAGGCGAAGAAGGCTCTTGAAAAAGCAGGAGTTGACAAAGAAATCATTGCAGAGGGCGGCAAGGCTTTGAAGAAAGTCCTTGACGCAAACAGCATAAACGCATATTTTGAATATTGCAATGCGCTGGCGTATAAGGCTTTTGTTATGAAACGCAGAGATATGAAATACATAGTTTCCGCATTGCAGGCGGCAAAACCTATACTTCTGCGCAATATAAGCGAGTTTGATACGCAGGAATTTCTGCTTAATACCCCCGCCGCAACTTATGACCTTCGTGACGGAATCAACGGCGCAAGAACTCACAGCGCAGACGATTGTATAACAAAGATAACAGCGGTATCTCCGTCTGATGATAACAAGGACTTGTGGCTGTCTGCTCTTGACAACACTTTCTGTGGCGACAACGAACTTATTGAGTATGTTCAGCAGATTGTGGGGCTTGCGGCATTGGGAAAGGTATATCAGGAAGCGCTTATCATAGCTTACGGTGATGGCAGCAACGGTAAATCCACGTTCTGGAATGTGCTTGCAAGGACCCTGGGCGGTTACAGCGGCAGTATCTCCGCCGATGCGCTGACTGTCGGCTGTAAGCGGAATGTGAAGCCCGAGATGGCTGAACTTAAAGGGAAGCGTCTGGTTATTGCCGCCGAACTTGAAGAGGGTGTACGTCTTAACACATCAATCGTAAAGCAGCTTTGTTCCACTGATGAAATCACTGCGGAGAAAAAGTATAAGGATCCGTTCAAATTCACTCCTACGCACACGATTGTTCTGTATACAAATCATCTTCCCCGCGTCGGCGCAAATGACGACGGAACATGGCGCAGGCTTATCGTCATACCGTTTGGCGCTAAAATACATGGCAAGTCGGATATCAAAAACTATGCGGATCATCTGTATGAAAAAGCAGGTGGAGCGGTTCTGTCCTGGATTATTGAGGGCGCTCAGAAAGCCATCAATAATAATTTCAAGATATCTGTTCCGGGTGTTGTAAAAGACGCAATAGGCCGCTACCGTGACAGTAATGACTGGTTCTCCATTTTCATTGAGGATTGCTGCGAAGTGGATAAAACCTATATACAGAAATCGGGCGAGTTCTACCAGGAATATCGTGCGTATTGTGCGAGAAACGGTGAGTTTACCAGAAGCACGACCGAGTTCTATACTGCTCTTGAAAATGCGGGTTTTCTGCGAAAGAAAACCAAGTCCGGCAATGTAATAATGGGGCTTCAGCTTAAGTCTGATTTCATAGAATAAACCTCAAGGGTGCAGGTCTTTGTAGGTCTTGGTATAAAACCCCCTTTAGGGCTGTTTTTATAGAAAAAAATAGCCCTATATAAAAGTTTATGAATAGACCTGTTCAGACCTGCACCCTTGCAAAAAGGAGCAGCTTATGAGAGAAAAAATAATCGAACATAAATTACTGATGGAAGTAAAGAAAATCGGTGGTCTGGCATTGAAGTTCGTATCGCCGGGATTTGATGGGGTGCCTGACAGGATCGTACTTCTGCATGGCGGTAAAATCGGCTTTGTGGAAGTTAAGGCACCCGGAGAAAAGCCAAGACAGCTTCAGCTGGCACGACACAGACTTCTGAATCAGCTGGGTTTTAAGGTGTATGTTCTTGACAGTGCGGAACAGATAGGAGAAATTCTTGATGAAATACAATCCCCATGATTATCAGCGGTATGCGGCAGAGTTCATAACCACCCACCCGATTGCGGCGCTTCTGCTTGATATGGGACTTGGCAAGACGAGCATAACGCTGACTGCAATAAACGACCTGCTTTTCGACAGCTTTGAAGTGCATAAGGTTCTGGTAGTAGCGCCACTGCGTGTGGCTCGTGATACCTGGTCGGCTGAAATCGAAAAGTGGGAGCATTTGAAGAATCTGAGGTACAGCGTGGTTATCGGAACGGCGCAGGAGCGTCTGAAAGCCCTAACAACTCCGGCTGACATCTACATTATCAATCGCGAAAACATACAGTGGCTTGTAGAGGAAAGCGGACTGCCGTTCGACTTCGATATGGCTGTTATTGACGAGCTATCCTCGTTCAAGAACCACCAGTCGAAGCGGTTTAGAGCTTTTATGAAAGTCCGGCCTAAGCTGAGACGCATAGTAGGCCTTACGGGTACTCCCGCCGGCAACGGACTTATGGATTTATTCGCAGAGTTCAAGCTACTGGATATGGGAGAGCGGCTCGGCAGGCTTATCGGGCAGTACAGAAATACCTATTTTCAGCCGGACAAGCGTAACGGAATGGTGATTTACAGCTATAAGCCTCTGCCCAACGCCGAACAACAGATATATGACAAAATCTCGGATATCACGATTTCCATGAAAGCCACCGACCACCTCAAAATGCCCGAACTCATAAGTGCGGAATACACGGTTCAGCTTTCCGAAAAGGAAAAGGAGAAATACGACCGTCTGAAAAAAGACCTTGTTTTGTCCGATGACAACGAAGAAGTAATTGCGGCAAATGCCGCTTCTCTTTCCAACAAGCTGTCGCAGATGGCGAACGGAGCAGTGTACTCCGATGATGAAAGCATTATCGAAATACACGACCGCAAGCTGGACGCTTTGGAAGATATAATCGAAAGCATGAACGGCAAGCCACTGCTTGTGGCTTACTGGTTCAAGCATGATTTGGTGCGTATCCGAAAGCGGTTTGATATCCGAGAGATTAAGTCAAGCGAAGATATCTCCGACTGGAACAGCGGAAAAATCCCTGTGGCACTTATCCACCCCGCTTCTGCGGGACACGGATTGAACCTGCAGAACGGCGGTTCGACCCTGGTGTGGTTTGGGCTTACATGGAGCCTTGAACTGTATCAGCAGACAAACGCAAGGCTCTGGCGGCAGGGTCAGACCGCAGACACTGTGGTAATTCAACACATAATCGCAAACGGCACTATCGATGAGCAGATAATGAAAGCTCTGAAAACAAAGGACACAACACAGGCGGCACTTATCACCGCAGTGAAAGCGGAGGTACATAAATGAACCCGTATAAAGAACTCGCAAATGCTATAATCTTGCAGGCAGTCAAGGATTATCGTGATGCTGTGGAACGTCTGAGATATACACCGGATGACAAATCGGCGCAGCATGACAAAAGGAGTATTGAGAAATTCTTCCGTTCAAACTGGTTTTCAATTCTCTCGGACTTGAACGGTGAACTGCTTCTGAAAAAGCTCAAAGAGGAGGTCGCGGCATGACGGCAAAGGAATATCTCGGACAGGCATACAGAATAGATCAGCGTATCAACAGCAAGATGGAGCAGATAGCTTCATTGAATCTGCTTGCGCAGAAAGCGACAACGGTTTTCAGCGATATGCCCGGAAACTCCACCCGCAATATCCACCGCATGGAGGACGTCATAATCAAAATCGTAGATATGGAGAGTGAGATAAACGCTGATATTGACAGCCTTGTTGACCTCAAAAAAGAGATTGCCGGAGTTATTCGCGGCGTTTCAAATCTTGAGTATCAGACCTTACTTGAACTACGGTATCTGTGTTTCAAGACCTGGGAGCAGATAGCCGTTCAGATGGGATACGGCATAGACAACATCTACAAAATGCATCACAAGGCGCTGCGTGAAGTAATCGTACCTGAAACATTACAGTAAAATCAACTATTTTACAGTAGCCCCTTTGTGGTATGATATAATCAGCAAAGAATACAGAGAAAGCCTTGTCGGTCAATGAACCCGCAAGGCTTCCTGTGTGTCTGTACGAAAAATTCGTAATAATATCGCACGATTTTCGAATAAAAGAAGAATAAATCGTTCGATTCAAGGAGATGACCCCCATGCCCAGACGACCGCAGCGACCGTGTTCCTACCCTGGCTGCCCGAACAGATGTGACGGGCAGTACTGCGAGGAACATTCAAAGCTAATGAACCGCCGCTACAACAAGTTCGTCCGCTCCGCTGACAGCAACAAGAAATACGGCAGAGCGTGGCGGGAAATACGCAGTCGGTACATTTCGGCGCACCCGTTGTGCGAGCTGTGTCTGAAAGAGGGCCGGCTCACTCCGGTTGAGGAGGTACATCATATCGTTCCTGTGTCGCACGGCGGCAGTAATGATTTCGGTAACCTGATGTCACTGTGCCAGTCGTGTCATACGAAGATACACCACGACCTCGGCGACCGGTAGGGGCGGTCAGAATCTCTGTGACCTTTACTGCGGACAGCGGCCCGGGGCTTCGTGTGCAAAAATCCGGGTTCAAACGGGGTATTAAACCATAAAACTTTTAGGGCGGCGCGAACCGTCCTTTTTTCTTGTCCTGCGGAGGTGAAAAACATGGCTAAGGACGGCACAAACAGAGGCGGCAGACGGGTTAGAGCTGGAGATAAACCCACTCCTGCCTCAGAGAAAAAGCAGAAAGGACTTCCGGTGAAAATCATAAGCAACGATATTCCTGCGCTCGATACAGCCGAGCTTGAAGCGGTCGACCTGCCGGAGGGAGCTGTGCTGAACGGCGCGGATATGCCGAAACCAAGCGACTATCTCTCGGCTCGGCAAAAGAACGGAGTTCCACTAGGCGCTGACGATATATACCGAGAAACCTGGCTGTGGCTTAAGCAAAGGAACTGTGAGAACCTCGTAAACAAGCGGCTCATTGAAGCCTACGCGCAGGCGTACGCAAGATACATTCAGTGCGAGGAAGCAATCAGCACTTACGGCTTGCTCGGCAAGCACCCGACCACGGGCGGCGTTATTGCTTCGCCGTTCGTGCAGATGTCGCAGCAGTTTCAGAAGAACGCAAATCTCATCTGGTATGAAATTTACGGAATTGTCAAGGAGAACTGCGCCGAGCCTGTCGGTGATGATTTGAACGACGCTATGGAAAGACTTCTTCGTTCTAGGAAAGGATAACGCTATGTCAAAGGATACCATCGAATTTTTCAGAGAACTCAAAGGCAGCCGTCCGAACCTTACAGTACAGCAATACCGAACAATTAAGGGACAGGCTGTAAAAGGCAATATTGCGGACGCCCGCAAGGGTCTGCACAAGGTTCTGAAAAGGAGGAACGGCAGATGAACACGACCAGTGAAATGCAGCTTGTTCCGATAGACAAGCTGGTACCATACGTCAACAATGCCCGAACACACTCGCCGGAACAGTTGAACAAGCTGCGTTCCTCGCTGCGTGAGTTCGGGTTTATAAATCCCGTTATAATCGACAGGGACTTCAATGTTATCGCCGGTCACGGCAGAATACTAGCCGCAAAAGTCGAGAACATCTCCGAAGTTCCCTGCGTTTTTGTGGATTACCTCACACCAGCTCAGAAGAAAGCGTACATAATCGCGGATAACCGAATGGCTCTCGATGCAGGCTGGGACGAGGAGATGCTGAAAGTTGAAATCGAAGCCTTGCAGGCGGACGATTTCGACCTTTCGCTGACGGGCTTTGATGAAAAGGAACTCGCTGCGTTCTTTGACGATGATTCCGACACAAAAGACGATGATTTCGATGTTGACGGCGAATTGGAAAAACCTTGCATAACAAAAGCAGGTGACCTATGGCTGCTCGGAAATCACAGACTTGTCTGCGGTGACAGCACAAAACCAGAAACTTACGAGTTCCTTATGGACGGCAAGCAGGCAAATCTTGTGGTTACCGACCCGCCGTACAATGTCAACTACGAGGGTTCGGCGGGTAAAATCAAGAACGACAATCTTGAAAACGAGAAATTCTATCAGTTTCTGCTTGACGCTTTCTCCTGCATGGAGAAAGCAATGGCGAACGACGCAAGCATCTATGTTTTCCATGCAGATACAGAGGGGCTTAACTTCCGCAAAGCGTTTGCTGACGCGGGATTTTACCTTTCTGGAACGTGTATCTGGAAGAAGCAGTCGCTTGTTCTCGGCCGCTCGCCATATCAATGGCAGCATGAGCCGTGCCTGTTCGGCTGGAAGAAGAACGGCAAGCACCATTGGTACTCCGACCGCAAGCAGACCACCATCTGGGAGTTTGACAAACCGAAGAAGAACGGCGACCACCCAACAATGAAGCCGATTCCGCTTATTTCATATCCGATAAAGAATTCAAGCATGAGCAACTGTATCGTGCTCGACCCGTTCGGCGGCTCGGGCAGTACGCTCATTGCTTGTGAGCAGACGAACCGCATTTGTCACACAATTGAGCTTGACGAAAAGTTCTGCGATGTTATCGTGAAGCGGTATATTGAGCAAGTCGGTTCTGCGGAGAATGTGTCTGTGGTTCGTGACGGAAAGACGATTGCTTATTCCGAACTGGAGGTCACCAATGAAGAATGAACTCACGCTTGGCAGCCTTTTTGACGGCAGCGGCGGTTTTCCGCTCGGTGGAATGCTTGCGGGGGTAAAACCGTTGTGGGCTTCGGAGATAGAGCCGTTCGCCGTTCGGGTTACCACAAAGCGGTTACCGCGGATGAACCATTACGGTGATGTGTCTGCGTTGAACGGCGCGGAACTCCCGCCCGTAGATATAATAACATTCGGCAGCCCTTGCCAAGATATGAGCATTGCCGGGAAAAGAAATGGCTTGGACGGTTCTCGTTCAAGTCTTTTTTATGAAGCCGTTCGGATAATAAAGGAAATGAGGTGTGCGACTGATGGTAAATACCCACGATTCTGCGTGTGGGAAAATGTCCCCGGAGCGTTCTCATCCAACAAGGGCGAGGACTTCCGCTGCGTCCTCGAAAGCCTGTGTCGGGTCAAAGACGAAAGCGTTTCTGTTCCTCGATGTGAGAAATGGACAGCTGCCGGAGAGATACTGGCAGACGGTTTCTCCCTCTCATGGAGGGTGCTCGATGCGCAATACTGGGGAGTCCCCCAGAGAAGAAAACGCATCTACCTTGTCGCAGATTTTGATGGCGAATGTGCCGGAAAAGTATTATTTGAGTCAGAAAGCGTGTCAGGGTATTCTGCGGAGAGCTTCCGCGCGTGGCAAAGAACTGCCGCCGCTGCTGAAAGTTGCTCTGGAGCGACAGGCGCAGTCTGCCTTAACGACCAGGGCGGCAACAGAATGGACGTAACGGAGGAAGTAACTTGCACACTCCGAGCCGAAGCTCACCACCCGCCGTGCGTGATGGAGTCCGCAGCAGGGTTTTGCACGGAACACTCGGCAAAAGCGAGAGGTATCGGCTACGAAGATGAAACTTCACCTACACTCCGTGCAGGGACTGTTCCTGCGACTGTCTATGAAAACCACTCGCAGGATACTCGCTACACCGAATTGCACGGCGTTGCTCCAACGGTTTCTTCAACCTACGGGACAGGCGGG